GGTATTCAGCGATGACTCAAAGAATTGGTTTAAAACCCAATGAAGAAGAATATATTTTGATGGCATTGTCTGCTTATGGTGATAGAACAAAACTTACTCGAAAGATACTTGATGATTTGATTGGTGTTGATTTAAAATCTAAGCGCAATTTTCATCGTGGATGTCTTGATTGGGCACCAGGAGAGAGTGATGAGGATATTGCCGCTGCAACACAACATGTATATGAAAACTTATTTGCAACTGCTTTAAATAAGGCGAAGTCTCTTACTGATAGTAATAACTTAGTTTTGATGGGTGGTTGTGCATTGAATTGTGTTGCAAATATTCGTGCATATGATTATTTTAAAAATGTGTGGATTATGCCAGCACCAGGAGATTCTGGTTCTGCAATTGGTGCAGTATTGGCACATAAAAAGAAGAAGATAAATTTTACACCATATCTTGGATATAAAATTCTACAGAGAAGTTTAAATAGTAATATTGTTAATTACTTGCAGGAGAATAAAGTATGTGGATTGGCGAGAGGTAGAGCAGAGTTTGGACCAAGAGCATTAGGTGCTAGGAGTCTTATAGCAGACCCAACTAATCCAGGTATAAAGGATAGGGTAAATGAGATTAAAAAGAGACAATCATTTAGACCATTCTCCCCAGTGGTTCCTATTGAATATGCTTCAAAATACTTTGATATGCATGATGATCTTGTAGAAAGTCCTTACATGCAATATGCAATGAAATGCAAATTACCAGATAAACTTCATGGTGTTGTACATGTTGATGGTACTAGTAGGGTGCAAACTGTGAGGAAGTGTGATGCACCAAAATTGCATGATTTACTTTTACGTTGGGGACAAGTATCTGGTCACCCAATTCTTCTGAATACTAGTTTAAATGTTAAGGGAGAACCGATTGTTAATGATGAATATGATGCTCAGAGATGTTCTCAATTGAATGGTGTTGAAGTATTTTCATGAATAATTTATTACCAGCTACAGAAAGTGGATATCCCCCATATCATTTTCATGATAATGATAGTGAAGAATTATTTAAAAAAAATTTAAAAACTCAGGGTCCTGATTGGGAATATCGTAACAAGTCTATCAAATATACCATGAACAGTTTGGGATATAGGACTTTGGAGTTTGATAAAATACGATGGGATCAAACCGTAGTGATGTTTGGATGTTCAAATACTTTTGGAATTGGAGTAAATGTAAAGGATAGTGTTCCTGCACAATATAGTAATATTACTGGTATTCCTGCAATCAATCTTGGAGTTCCTGGATGTAGCGCACAATATCTTCTGTATAATAGTGCAATTTATTTAAAAAACTTTCCTAAACCAAGGGGGGTGGTAATTGAATATCCAGATTCTTCTAGGTGTACTTTATTTTTGCCTGAAAGGACTGATGGTTTTATGCCAGTTAATTGTGGAAATTGGACAGAAGATATTAGTGGGTTGGGAAAAGCATGGAGAAGATTTGATGTAAATGTGGTAACACATTTAAAACTTATAAGGTTAACCTTGCAACAAATGTGGAGTGATGTTCCATGTGCTGAGTATCATATATTCCCCTCAAACTGTAGAATACTTCCAGAGTGTAAGTACATAGACCAAATTGATTATGCAAGAGATTTAACTCATCCAGGATCCAAAACGAATCAAATTTCAGCAAATTATATTGCAGAGACTTTAAATTTGTGATATACTACCAGTAGTCAAGAGGTCATATCATGACTGCAAAATCATTCACGGGTAAGGGTGGCGAGACTTGGGAGTGGGATGAGACTCCTGAGGTCGTTGAAGCAATTAAACAACTTCATATCAGTGCTCGGAATCGTAAACTTGTAAAACCACATCCATATCATAGTAATGAACAAAAAACCACTGACTCCTGAAGAAGTAAAACAAGCAGCAGATCAATTCTTTCCTCTGTTTGATGTTATTCTCTCAAATATGCCAGAAGGGTCTAAGATTGAAGATTGTCTTAAAGTAATGGAGACTGTCTGTACCCTTGCTCACAAACTTCGTGCAGACGAAGAAGAGAAATCACTACCTTTTGGATTTAATAAAAAAGATGACGGAACCTCAACAACAGACTAAAAAGTCAACACTATCAACATCTTTGGGATCTAATCCTACAATAGAGAAGGTTATTCCTGATAATGTTGTTTGGATAGATGATGCATTTTACATCAAGAAAACCCGCTTTGGTCTTTATACAAGTGTATTAAGAGAACCTTATGGTGCTAACTTTATTACTGGTGCTACCGAAGATGGAGTTGTCCAGATAACACGATGGCATCTCAAGTGTTTACAAGATGGAACACTTGATGATTATACTTATGTTACCTCTGTAACTATGGGAGTTAAATTATGAAGAAATTATTTGATGCTTTAAGGCGACGAATCAGAGATATACTTCAGAAGCGCAAAAGTAGAAACCGTGATCCCTACATTTATCGATGACTAATTACGATTTTGAATTTAAAAGCCTTGATGAGCGTATTGCTCACCTTGAGGAGCAGGTAAAATTTTTAGAAATGGAGAGAGTTGAGACAATCAACTCTATGTACCATCTTGAGAATAATTTATCAACTAAAATTGACAAATTATCAACTACAAAATATAATTTTGACAACTACACACTCGGAGACAAATGAAGATCTTTCTTGACACTGCAGATACTGAAGAAGTACGGAAGTATTTTCAGACAGGACTTGTTGATGGTGTGACTACAAACCCATCTTTGATTCGTAAGAGTGGACGTAATCCTGAGGATGTGTATCAGGAATTGATTGATATTGGTGTGCGCGATATTAGCATGGAAGTCGTTGGTGACTCCACTGTAATGTATGAGGAGGGACTTCGCCTTGCTGAGAAGTTTGGTGAGTCTGCAACCATTAAAGTTCCTTGCACTCCTGATGGTTTGCAAGTTTGTCGTCATCTATCCGTAGGGAATGATATTAAGACAAATGTAACTTTGGTATTCTCTGTTGCACAAGCAGTGATGGCAATGAAGTCAGGTGCAACATACATCTCTCCTTTTGTTGGTCGATGTAATGATAACTCCTTTAGTGGAGTTGAATTAGTTCGTGCTATTGCTACTTGTAGATCTGTTCATGGTAAGAAGACTCAAGTGTTAGCAGCATCTCTTCGTGATGCACATCATGTATCACGATGCTTCATGTATGGCGCTGATGTTGTCACCATGCCATCTAAAGTGTTCAATGCAATGTATGATAGCGTCTTGACTCGTGAGGGACTTGCTATCTTCCAGAGTGATTATGAAGCATCTCTTGAGGCGTTAAATAATGTATGAGGAACTAAACTCATTTGAAGAAGCACTTAAACACTTTGGTACAAGAGTTGAATACACCATTGCCATGGAAATGTCAAGACGTATCACTCCTGAAGATGCTTATCAAATGATCAAGGATGAACTCAAAGAAGTTAAAAAGTGTCGTAAACTATTCAACAAGGAGCAAGCATAATGTCATCACCTAAGCAAAGAGATCCATCCGATCCACTTTATGATCCTAATGATAAGTGGAATGAGTATAAGGTAGATCTACACTGTAATGAAGAACACTCACCTGATGAGTGGGATCCAACTACAGAAGGTAAGATTGCTAATCCAGAGAATCGTCACCAAGATAAGGTTCTAGATAAATTCTGTGATGACCATCCTGGTTCTCCCATGTGTAAAGTATTTGATGATTGAACAATGACTGCTAAAATCTATGAGTCCCCTGACGGTGGCAAAACAGTTTATGAACGTGAAATTGGTAGTGATGAACCAAGGCGTCAGATCTACCCTGATATTATGAATCAGATTCAAGCAACATCCCCATATAATGATGGATGGACGCAACAATTTTACAGAGAACAGTGGCCTCCATATGTTCCTGAGGGGTTTAAAGATAAATATGATAGTTATCAAGAAGTCCTAGCAGATGGTTGGGAATTTACTGGTGATGGATTCTGGATTAAATGTAGTTGATAAATAAGTAAATAAAGGAAATATGATTGTAAGATGGCAACGCAATTAACCGCCACTGGGGTTACCTTTAATGACGGTACGTCTATAACATCGAAATATTCTGTACTTGCTCAAAATACAGTTAGTGTATTCTATCAAGCATCAGCACCCACTGGATGGAGTCAAGTTACTGCTCATAATGATAAAGCACTGCGTTTGGTGAATGGGACTGGTGGTGGATTTGGATATGGTAGTCAATCTGGAGGAGGTGGTAATACCTTTACTCAGACTTTTCCATCGTCAACGTCTTCCGTTAGTGTAAACTATAGTTCTACTGTTCCAGTTAGTGGAACTGTTGGTGGTCACATCTTAGCAATTTCTGAGATACCTGATCATACACATAATTCTCTTATTGGACAATCTGCTAGTGCATCTACTGGTAGTGGTAACTTTAGAACTTCTGGTTCTAACCAAACTGGTGGTGTGACTTCACAGGTGGGAATTGGGCAGGCACATGATCACCCTTGGAGTGGTAGCATTAATTTTAATGTAAATGGATCTGGAAGTATTGATTTACGTCTTCAATACATCGATGTAATTATCTGCAGATTTAGCTGATATGGCAAGATTAACAGCGAACGGAATAGATTTTGATCTACTGGATCCAAATAATAGGATTAACAGTTTTTACTGGCAATATCCTGCAGGAACAAAGAAGGTATTTTATCAAGCAGCAGCTCCTGTAAAGTGGACACAAGATACTAGTTCTAATAATAGAGCACTTCGTGTTGTAAACTCTGCTGGAGGTGGTACTGGAGGTGTACAGAATTGGACTACTGTATTAAAATCAACAGCATCACTCGCAGTGGCATTATCAGGAACATTTCCTGTAACTGGTAGTGTTGGTAATCATACACTGTCACTTTCACAATTACCTGACCATACCCACCCGAGTCTTTTTGGTCCAGCAGGTGGTGCTGGTTCTACACCATTTAGTAATACTGGTGTTAGATTGACATCTGGCACCAACGCTACTGGTACTATGGTTCCTGCTGGTGGTGGTAGTGTCCATAATCACCCTTGGAGTGGGAGTGCAGTAGTAAATGAGAATACTGATCTTGTAGTTGATTTGGGTGTTCAATATATCGATGTAATAGTTTGCAGTTTGAACTAAATATGGTATGATAAATTTGACATGGAGTTGTAATGGCTAAACTTGAAGTTGGTAAATTTTGTCCTCTAATTGGTAAAGATTGTATCGGTTTAGAGTGCTCATGGTATACTCAAATCAGAGGAATGCATCCCCAGACTGGTGAACCAGTGGATGAATGGGGGTGTGCTGTTACATGGATGCCAATGTTGACAATTGAAAATTCCAATCAGCAGAGATCTACTAGTGCTGCTGTAGAGTCATTTAGAAATGAGATGGTAAATGCAAACGAGAGTAACATTAGTGTCCTCTCTGCTGCTGCACAGATGCTTCATGAAGCAAGAACCACAAAAGTAATTCCAGCACAAGTTGAAGAGGTTGAAAAAGAATGAAAAAATTTACTTTAATCGAAGAAGATAGGTACATCAACATTGATGGAAAAGGTATCTGGTTTTCTGAAGAAGATTGGCCATTTAAAGGAATTGACCATCTTTGGGCAATTCAGTGGAAGGATGATGGATCTGAGAATGGTGTTGGTCATATTGAATATGATTCTGCTGACAGACAAAACGATCCAGTAACAAAAGAATGCCTTCAACGTTACGTTGAATTGTGGCAAGATACTGTTGAAAAGC